CCGTAAAACCCGCAAGCGATTTTACACGCCGTCGTCTTACCTGTGCCCCCATGTCCTGTGAACGCAAGTGGTAGACCGTGCCAGTTTGATGATCCCATCAACTCAACAAGGGCTGATCCCATTGAGTGACACAGCGCGAACTGATACGGCTCCGCGCCTTTGCGGTTATACATCAAGTCGATGTTACGGACCCACTCGTCGAGTGTACCTTTTCTGCCGAAGTCCGCAGCAATATCTGACGGCATATTCGGGTCGCAAAGGACGTCCTCTTCACCGTCTGCGGTGATCTTCGTGGTTCCTAGGATGAAGCCTGAACGATCTTCCGTCCAACCGAACTGTTTAACCGTGGCTGTTTCAATACGCCACTCTTGTAGCTTTTCTATTAGACCTTCTGCGAACTCTGCCATGTTGCCCCTCGCGTTTTTAGTGCGCGTCAGGAACACTTCGTTAGCTGCAAACGTCTTAGCCATTTGATCTGTGGATGCTAACTCTAGTGTGGGCATGAAGAAGTCACGCCACGCGCCGTTCTTTTCTTTCGCTCTCCAGTGGATGACCCATGTGCCTTCGCTGTCTCTGATACGATTGATCGGGTAAACAAACGAACGGCAGAACGGTTGCCAGTGCACAACTCCGTCCTCGTCGACAGTAGATCGAGACAACGCCACACCGTTCCAACGGTATCCGGACTGAGGCCAGTACGGTATGTGCTGCCCTTCTATCGTCGCACCCTGAGGCGTCGCCGTCGTTTGAGTCGGCGGAGCGGTTTCTTCGGCAACGGACTCTGCGTCTTCCCGAAAGCCCAAAGTTATAGGCGAGTTGCATTTCTCTGCGAACGGACAGTCCGCCCGACACTCGACGTGGCGATCCATCTCGATGCAGGTTGTCGGCCCCGTACTCCACGCGTCGATCTTCTCTTGCGTCTCTGCTTGGCTGTAGCCCTCGTACTTGCTGCTCCACTCGTGGATTTTCTCTTCACCGTCAACGCAGTGCTTCAAGACACCTATAGACTTGTGCCAGTGGGGTTCGTCTTCCCCGCCGCTCTCTTTGAACCGACGGATGGCGTTACACTTATCCGCCACATCTTCAGCGTAGCTGTCGGGGTAATCTCCTGTAAGCGCAGCCCAAGGGTTCTCTGTGGTAGTAAACTTCCGCGATACAGGCGCGGGTTCGACGTTATGCTCACGGACGTAAGCAAGCAACCGCTCACGCACAAACTCAACTGGGTAAGTCTTTCCCTTCTTGAGTAACTCAACTGGACGAGGAGTTCCTGTTTTACGGTTGTGTGTGCCGACTGGACGCAGGATGCGCGACGTATCCATGTCGACGTTACGGTCAGCTTTTATTTTTAGATGCGTGGTGATGTCGCGCTTCAGCGCAGACAACTCTTCCCAGACGTCGACGTCGACGTCTTCATCTAAGTGTATATACGAGTGAAACCCACCGCCTGATGATACAAGCGTGGGTGTTAGCTTTACAGCTTTGAAAAATGTTTTGACTGCGTCGAACGCTTCTTCGCGCGTGTCATACGCTGCGGGTTTGTCTGCATCTACGTCGAAGTCATCGAACAGTGACCGACATAGAAGAACATTTGCCTTGGTGCGAATACGCTTTTTAATTGTGGTCTTGCCGTTCTTAACGACTTCTTCTTCGTACTCTGGACCAAAAGAATTGATTGCGAAATAGACTGTCTCGCCCTGATCGTCGAACGCCTGTGCTGCTTGTGCCGCCTCTTCGTTTGTGGCGAACCCCCTGTTGTCGAACCATACGCCGCCATCTGATTTTGGTCTACCAAGAGAAATAACTCGGTTGCCTTCGGATGGTAGCACCAGTTCAAGGAACTCTAAGATACCCATGTGCCTACCTGTGTTAACGTGTTAGCAGATAAAATAACGGGGGCGAACCCCCGTTACCAGACTTGATTTTTATTAATCGTCGTCAAAGTCCAAGTCGTCGAGTGCCTCGTCGATGTTATCGTAGTCATCCACTGAAGCTGACTTTTCTGCTTTCGGCTTGGGCTTAGGCGCAGCTTCTACCTCTGCTACTTCCTCAACCTTCTTCTCTAGCTTTACCTCTTTAGGGTATTCGCGTGGAGCGTTATCCGCCTTGGCCTCTGTCTCTGGCGCTGCGGGTGGCGCAGTTCCGATGATCTGTTCGATGGTATCAGCTTCCTCAACCAAGGTGGTTTCGATCTCATCAAGCTGATCAGCGTCGATAAAGTCTACTGCTTTAAAGGTCAGCGCAGGGTGCGCCACGTTGAAGTCAAACCCGATCTTTGTGATAACGTCACGGTGAGTAACGCCACGCTTCGCAAGCTGAGAGCCGTACTGACCAAGTGTCTTGAGCGACGCAGCAGGAACACGAATGAGCATAGGATCATTGAGTTGATCTGGCGCAGCAATCGCTAGGCGCATGGAGTCGCCACAGGCTTTGCCCTTGCCACCGTTGTCAGTGATACGAGAACCCCACTGGTTGTGAGGACACGCCGCGCACTTCTTGGCTTGTGGGTTTTCTGCGTCCGACGCAGGTGCGATACCGTCGTTACTGTAGCAGGTAGGCTTCGCCACAGAACCCTCTTCGTACCCATGATCGTAGTAGACCTTGGACTTGTTTGGGTTAGTCGCGAGAATGACGGCAGTTAGAGAGGACGATGGTTCATCATCTTCACCACGAGTTACCAGTGTGCGCTCGTCTCCACGTTGAATGTGGAACACTTTACCCTTGATTGAAATTACAGGGAACCCACCCACTGACATTGCGTTAGCAAATGCGTTCTCTACTTTTACTCTGCCCTGAAGGTGGGCAGGTAGCTTGGATGCCTTGATGGCGACCATATCATTAGCCATAGTTTTAACCTCTAAGTTATTTACGACGGAAATTGACTACTTGCGTTTCCGACCAATTTACACCGGGGGGTAAGTCGCCCTCGGCACCTTTGTACTGCTCCACCGCAGTCTTGTTGACACGACGCTCTAATAGCTCCCAAGCCTCGTTGTTTTGCACATAGTCAAGCACGACCTCCCAGTCTGCCACCGTGGCAGAAGAACGTGTTGACTTGTAAGCAGTTCCAACGTCACGAGCAGACACATTGTCTATCCCACGGTCTTGGAACCTACGCAGGAACTCGATTTCAATCTTGTTCTGCTTTTCTTTGTCGCTTGCGTCGTCATCATCGTATGCTGCTTTACGCGTTGCGCGACGGTCACGTAATCCGATAAACAGTTTCAGTAGCGAAACGTCATCCAACTCTCCTATCTTTGCCATCACTTGTCTCCTTTTTTGTGGCAACCCAATTATCAATGTCTTCCTCGTACCATCTCCACACTTTCTCTGAGAGCTTGATGGGTTCGGGGAAACTGTCGTCTCTATACCTCAGTTGCGGGAACGCCCTTTTGGACAACCCCAGTTTTGCCGCAACCTCTTCAGGCGTTAACAAAGTCATCTTATTTAACCTCATATCTGCTTACGTGTAAACACATAACATCGTTTAGTTAGTTTCGTCAAGCTATAACCTCACTTCTGTGAGCCTTGACTTCGTCGAGTAACGCGCCCTGCATCTTTTGCTTGGTCCGCAGCCGAGTGTAGATGCGTTTCTCTACTGGTGTACCTTCAAGCATGATGATGAAGTTGTTCATCTTCTGCCCCGGGCGGTTAATCCGTCCGTTGGCTTGCTCAAAAGTTTCGTTCGACGTGACGCACGAGTACCACACGATGGTGGACGCCGCAGTCAACGTCAGTCCATGGGACATGGCAGCGGGTTGTGCTACCAAGACTTTCAAGTCTCGCCCCTTTTGGAACGCTGCAAATATACGGTCACGTTCGCTTTTCTTTACGCCACCGTGGATGACTTCAACTGTGAAGTCTTTGCTCAGTTCTTCTGCAACCATGTTCACCGATGACACGAACGGTACGAACACAATGACCTTGCCCTCCGCAGCACGAACGATCTCGCGAGTCTCGTCCAGTCTAGGTTTAGACGGTATCGTTACTTCTGAGCCATCGTTAGCGTAGACAACGCCACATGCAATCTGTACCAGTTTAGCCATCTTGACGGCTTCGTTGACCGCAGTGATCTCGCCTTCGTCTGCTTCTGTACGCAAACGTGCTACCATTTCCTTATACGCTTTTTCTTGCTCTTTTGTAAGAGCAACTTGTCTTGTTTCGTACATTAGTGGGGGTAAGTCTACGCACTCGTCGCGCGTGAAACGCACCGATGGTTGCATCACACTTTGTACAATCTCTGTAGCCTCAGGCTTAGCGATCCACGTGAACTGGGATAGCTGTTTCATTACCTGCCCTTTGAACCTGTTAAAGTAGGGTGGAACTTTCTCTGGCACGATCAACCTACACTGCGCCCACGCGTCCGTCGGTGCGTTTGGCGTCGGCGTACCAGTCATACCCCAACAGGCACGTCTCTGTGGGTGCTTGTTGATTACTCTGTTGATGGCTTTCCACCGATCTGTACCCGCGTTACGCGCAGCCTGAGCAATCTCATCGACGATGACGAGGTTGATGTCGGGTCTCTCTTTCAAGTACGGTTCGATGATCTGCACACCGTCATGGTTGATGATGTACACGTCGACGTCGGTGTTGAGAAGTTTGATCCGTTTGTCGCGTGAGCCGTGCAGAACCGCACACTCCAGATGCGGGAAGTGTTGGAATATCTCGTCAGCCCACGTGCGTTCGAGGGTAGACAGCGGAGAAATAACTAAAGCCTTATTCAGTTGTCCGATACTACGCAGATAGTCATACGCCCAGAGGGACGCCAGTGATTTGCCAGTGCCTAGCTCAGATAAGTTGAACGCACGTTCGTGCATAGACAAGAACGCTGCTGCTTCACGCTGCGCGTCGAACGGCTTGAACCGCCCGGGCCAGTCGTAGTGATGTCGTATCGGGGCGGGGGCGTTGTACCCCATGTTGCGCAGGAGCCGCGTCTCAATGGTTTTGTGCGGCACAGCCACGTAAGGGGTGCCTTTGACTGTGAACTGCTTGGCGCGTGGGATGACGTTTAGAATTTTGTCTGGGTCACGCAGCTTCATAATGAGTGCGCTCTTCTCATTCCACACTAGCATTGTCTAACCCTTCGTCTATTTGTCTGATGCGCTCGTCGCACACGTGTTTTATTTTTTCGTAGTCGAGGCGTCGTTGCCCCGGTTTTTCACGCAACACACGCTTGATGATGTCTGCGTCCCACGGGTTAAGGCGGTACTCTAACCAGATGTCCCACGGTTGGATTTTGTGTTTGGCGTAGTCGCTCTCACCTATATTGTGGTCACGCGTTGACACGTAACGCCAGTTTTCGGACCCGATGCGATCAATGTAACTCTGTGCATCTTTGACGCTGATGTTACAGTTTTTAGCTACGTCTTGGGCGTCAGTCGTCGCGCGATGCTTTAACAGGTATGCCCAGACGCGTTCGTCCTTCGTCATTTCTTACCTCTCTTTGTGTACATCTCAGGGTTCTTCTTTCGCCACCCACGGTTGGTCTTCTGACTAACCACTTTTGTGTTTGACTTCTTTGTGCTGCCGCCTTTGTCCAGTGGCTTCTTGTGGTGTACGTCTTTACCGTCACCCTTTGTTACCCGCCCATCGCGAATAGCTTCGCGTCGTGCCTTGTTGTTTGCTACACGTTTCTTCTGCACACTTGGGCGTCGGTTATACGCTGCCTTCGTGGCTAATTCCCGCTTCGATGATTTTGTCATTGATAGCATCCTTCACTTGTTGAACGTCGTCGACTACAAGTGCTAACCCGTTAGCACGTTGTATGTCAGTTATCTCACGTTCTTGGTTCGGTGTAACGTTCTTTATTTTCCCCGGGGCTTTTGTTTCAAACGCCATGAACAGACCTTTGTAGCAGACAAGGATGTCGGGGCACCCTACACGTCCCATACCGTTAGACACTGGCATGTAGTACCATGCTCCTATCGACTTCAGATATTCCTTGACAGCTTTCTTGACCTTACCCTCTGGCGTCATTCCCATTGCGCTTCACCGTCAAGTTCCGTCGCTACGTCAATAGCGCCGCTAGGCACCAAGTGCGGAAAGGCGGGACACCTTAGACATGGCAGCTTTAACAACTTTTCTTTTACCTCTAGCTGTTGTTCTACGATCTGTTCGAGGCGTAGCACTAGCTCTAACTCCAACTGTGTAAGTTTTTCTTGCCCTACAACATAAGACACTAAGTCCTTAGTACTAAGTTGGCGGTAGCCTGTTCCGTCGTCGGGGTTACATTGTTGCATTTTGAGACTCTCCAAAATGGTTAAATTTTTTTACACTAAACGCCGCAGAACTCGCAGTTACTGCGCCCTACAGGACACCAGTTTTTACACAGTCCTGATGGCTTTGGGGTCCACTTGTCTTCCTTAAATGAAAGAGCCAAGCGGTTAAGACGTGGCATGAACTCGTCCCAGATTTCTGGCAGTTGATCACGCGTAAACACTTCTTTGTCGAACTGTTTTGTCTTTAACCAAATGAACCCAGTCGTCACTTTGTCGATCCATGGGTAAATCGCAAACGCCAACGCGGCGAACAGTTTTAACTGATCCATATCAGGCTTGCGCTTGCCTGTCTTCCAGTCGAGTAGGTACGCTTTCTCAGAGCCGACGACACCGATGTCGATGATCCCACGTACCCACACATTCTTCGCCATCCACGTGGTGGGGCGAAAGTTTTTGTCGAGAGCGATCCGCTCTTCGATCACGCGTTTACCTTCGTAAGAAAGTATCTTGTTAACGTACTTCTCGTACTTCTTCATGTCAGGCGGCAGCGGCTTCTCACCCTTGGCGAAAAGCTCTAGCGCCTTGTGCACCTCGTTTCCCCAGATCGTTGCCTCTGTCTGTGGTTCTTTAACGGTGCGGGAAACCCTAGTCAGTTCGTACCGTCTAGGGCATGTTTCGTAAGCTGTTAAAGCTGAGTAGCTCCAAGCGTTATTCAGTTGTTCCACGGTGGTATTTTTCCCTCATATATTTCAGTATCAACTATGTCCCAGAACTCGAGAAGGTAATCTGTGCGAAGTTCCGTCGACAGACGAGCTAACTTCAGTCGCTCTCGTTGCTGATCCATAAACGCAAGACGTCGTTGCGCCCAATCATGTTCTAAGTCTGCCATCCACTGCATTCGGTGAGTAAATGGAATTTCGCCGTACAACTCTTCAGCTTTCGCCACGGCTCTACTGATCCGTTCTCGGCGTGACTGCTGCACGTATCGTCCATTCACGCGCCTGTATATAGTTTGTACATCTGCAAACTGAGCACTGCCTCTGTCGTAGCAATCTCTCAGTTGTAGCAGAAACTGCACAAAACCCTCTGAGTTTTGCGCGTATGCTTTAATGAGCGGCTGTAAAAACTCATGCGCTTTCGGCAGCAACAACTTATCGTCGTCCGCACCAAAAGTCTGCATGTACTTATCCGCTAAATGTAACCAGTCCTTTACCTTGTCAGGATTCCTAAGGAGCGTGTTTGTGCACTCTTCCAATGGTGACTCTGACCCGTTCTCTAGTTCCACGAATATTCCTCTCGTAACTTACGTGTTTACAAGTTATAACATGTAGTGTCTTTAAATGTACACACCTGTTCTGATTTGGCAACATTTATTTCGCATCTCCGTATGTATCTGCGATGTCTCCCTCACTCCATGTAACTAGCTCGGGCCACCATTCTGGTGGGGTTCGCATGGTTTTCTGCACTGTATCTAGTAGTTTTTCTGCCTCTTCTTCGGGCACAACATAGACTAGCTCGTCGTGCACCATTAGCGCAGGGTTGTTCCCTGTCTCTCGCCAAACTGTTAACGCGTTGTCTGCAATGACGCACCGCGCTAAGTGTTGAACTATATTTTCGTCGATCTTTCCCGCGTATATACGCGCCTTGTTGCGGCCCTGTCCGTAGACGAACTCCCAACGTTTATCCTCGTCGCTGTATTCTTGGCGCAAGTCTGGGTATCGGATCATCCCTTTAGGCGTCTTCAGCCCCTCAGGCACAGGAACGACCATACCCCATGGGTCCACGGCTGCACCTGTCGCACCCTGCATAATCGTCGGCAGTACGTCGTGGCATGTGCGCCACCCTGTCGTGATCTCGTAGTACTCGCTCCGCCACTTGTTGACGATGTCTTCGCTCTCGTCTTCCGTGATGTCGACGCCGCCCATCAGCTTCGCAACTTTCTGGAATGTCTTGTAACCTGCGCCAAAGCCCAGACCCAAGTGTGCGACCTTGCCCACCTGACGTTGTTCTTTGGTAACTTCATCGAACGGCACATCGTACAATCTACTGGCAAAGTCCTTATACAGATCAGCTTTCTCGGGGTCAGCTTGGAACATCTTCATGCTTGACGGCACCTGCCACAAGAAATGGTTGACGCGTAGTTCGATCCCGGAAAGGTCAGCTACGACGACTTTGTGTCCGTCAGGGGCGACCAGTGATTTGCGCAGCGCGTCCGATGGACGCGGGTTGTATGGATTGATGCGTGGCAAATTCTGCGGGTTGTAGCCCCAACCAGACCAACGACCAGTGGTGTCGGCTCCGTAGTATTTGAGTGGGATGGGAACCTTGCCCTGTGGATGCGCCTTGGCGGCGTCGATGAAAGCCTGAATGCGTGTCTGTAATATAGTAGACTTCGCTTCCAACCGTGCTGCCGCTGCCGTCGCAACGACGGGGTTGTCGTGTTCCTGCAAAGAGATAAACTCTTCGTCAGTCTTAGCCAAGGCGGGTATCTCTTTGCCTGTGGTAGGTGAGACCTTGGTAGGAACCTCCACACCAACGGTGCGCAGGAACGTGGCAAATTTAGCCGCTGAAGACAGCACCTTCAAGATGTTCGCAAGGTTATCTTCATCATTTTCTAACGCGTCGTAGACATCCATGGCTCGCGCGGCGTCGAGTAGCGCAGCTTTACGTCTCTCGCCTTCTTCGAACAACGTCTGTTCTAGCAGCGCGACGTCGGCACTGAACTGCGGCTCGACCAACATGCGGATCGTCAGGTCAATGAGTAGCACCTCGTCTTTGCGGGTCTGC